TAACGCTGAGGCGTACGGATACGCTGAGGTGTACGATAACGCTGAGGCGTACGGATACGCTGAGGTGTACGATAACGCTGAGGCGTACGGATACGCTGAGGTGTACGATAACGCTGAGGAGTACGGATACGCTGAGGTGTACGATAACGCTAAAGTGTACGATAACGCTGAGGTGTACGATAACGCTAAAGTGTACGATAACGCTGAGGTGTACGGATACGCTGAGGTGTACGATAACGCTGAGGTGTACGATAACGCTGAGGTGTACGATAACGCTGAGGTGTGGCGAAATGATAAAAGCTGAATGTTTTTGGGAGATTTTGGAAATAGTAATAGCGATCATCCCTAGTCATGACTACGATGGCGATAAGAAACCCGTCCAGTTCGTTCTACACGATCATATAGACGAAGATCCTAGGTTCCGTTTCGGCACGTCTAGACACGGTAGTATTTCGTTGGATATAGAACAAGCAACGAAACTCGCCAACGAATTGATACAATCGATAAACGAATACAATAGAATCGATTCGGATTGCGCAACATCCGTTTCGTTTGATTTTGAAAACGCCGCAAGAGTTTGCGTGAAATCTTCGGAAGCTGGAAAAGAGCTTAGAAAGCTTTACGTAGATAACAAGAAATAGGTTGCTTGTTATTGCTTACGGAAACTAGCGGGTTATAAATTCACTAATTTGCCGTTATGTCGCGGGATAGTTTATAGTTATCCGATAAGAAATGTGTAGTACTGTGTATACAATACAGCTAGTTATGTTGTATAATTAAACTTCTGTTAATAAGAGTTAATAGCGAGTTTAACGATCTGTGTTATCGGTGTATTATTATGTAGTTACGACTAGAGACTTCATCCAGTTCGCATTTAGTGCTATTAGCGTACGAACTGATATATCGCCACGCATGCTATATTCAATTTCATAAGTTTGTTGTTAGATCTACCAAAAATTATTGTTAAATTAGCGTTAAATAGGCGTCCGTATAATGCTTGGAGCATGTGTATAAGAACTAAAATCGCTATAGTGATTTTAGTTCGCGCCTTAAGTTCTAAATAGCTAAGTTAAGTTCGGTGAAAAGCGATTCAATTTCGCGGCGTACGGCGGAGTATTAAATAAAAGGATATTGTAAAGCGTTTTACAGAAAGAAGTGTTAACGAAATGAGAAGTTTTATTAAAGAGAACAAGCCCGATTGCCCTTCCGTTTGGTTAGTTTGCGAAAAACAAAAGAGCCGATTCTCAGTAGCGATCATCGATTATCACCAAGATGGAAATCTCGTAATAACAAATGCTTTTGAAGGACCGATTAGAGTTGAAGACGTTCTCCGATACCGATGGTTTAATTGTTGGGTTAAAAGGATAGACGTTCTAAAGCCCGTATTTACACGTTTCAATTCTCCGATATCGTGTTAAGCTAGAAAAGAAGAAGCTACGAAGGAGGACGCGTGTAAATGTCGCGGAAAGAAAACTTGTACGAATTTAAACCTGAATATTTAGAAGAATACGAACCGTGTAAACACGAATGGAACGTCGCCGTAGAACCAAACGGTTGGCCAACAATTGAAAACGGTTGGTACTTGTCGTGTAAACATTGCGGAAAATGGGCGATACAACAATCCGTATGGGTAGACGATTTTGAAAAGCCCGTCGGCGAGCCCGTGGTGTTGACGCCAAAATGATTGTTTTATTACGATTAATACATAATGCCTAGATATAAAGAATAAGAATAAGAATAGAAGGACGTAGCTATGACATTTTTCGGATACGACGTAAAGAATGTAAGAAATATAAGTCTAGGCAAAAGATTCGAAGAAATCTGCGTTAGATACGTTGTTTCAAAAGACCTTTTGGAGATGTTTTCCGAAACGAAAATGGAAACGCTTCCAGTAGATTTATTCAAACTTCCTTATCCTTGTATTTTTATAGAAACAAATGATAAATTAAGCGACGAGTGTACTGTTGTAGGAATAATAGCATTCAATAATGATTTTGTGGACGGAGTCGGATGTGATTACGGAGACGACAAAAGAAATCGTTTGGTCGAAATGTATCCGTTGTATAAAATAAACGGAACGATAAGCATGCCCGTTGGATTTATCGTTCGTTCTAGGGCTGGAAGTTCGTCTATAGTTGACGTGGATTGTGATTGGTCGACTCCTACGAAAGATCCAATGGACGTTGGTTTATACGAAGAACACCCGCTCGTTAAAAGAGCAAGTCTCTATTGTTGGGCGATTGCCGCAATAACGAGTATATACGTAACAAGCAATGATGCTGATATAATTTTAGGAATAAACACCAAAGAGTATAAAAAGCTTATTAAAAAGAAGAAAACTAAAACGGGTAAAATAAATCAATTAAGGAATACAAGATATTTAGGAAGCAAAATAAAAATAGACAGAAAAATAGATACGAGAAAAACACCAGGAGGCGGTACGCACGCATCTCCGTGTCCTCATTGGCGTTCGGGTCATTTTAGACACCTTGGCGGCGGTAAAATAGTATGGGTTAAGCCTTGTATAATAGGCTTCGGCAAAGAAAAGCAAATTCCAGAATTCAAGAAATACATAGTTGAATAAGGAGATAAAATGAAATTACGTTGTTATACGGGAAAATTAGGAAAGAAAATTGTAATAGAACTTTCCGGAAACAATATGGATTACGAGAAGCGTAAGTTGTTGTTAGATTCGTGTGTAGAAACATTTGCAAGAACAACGTGGGCAACAGGCGTAACATTTCCTTCAGATACGGAGATATTCGTTATGTTGAAAACAACGCCAACGAAAAAACAATGGAAATCGGCATACGAACGCTGGCTTGCAGAGTTAGATAAAAATATGATTGGCGTAGATTTAATTGATAAAGGAGTAATTGTGAGTGTTAAAATTCCGGAAAAACAAAACAAATCCACGGAAGATAAGCCACCTGTAACAATCCCGGGAGCGGTCCACATAGCCTTGCAAAAGGCTTGCTACGAGAAAATAGATAAAATTCTGGGGTTGAAGACGGCGGTAAAAAAGTTGAAACAAGAATACGAAGCGGCAGAAGATAATTTGCGCGCACACCAAGACGAGCTTCGTATAATTGTTAATTTTCTCGATGAGGATAATCAAATTGGCGACGGAGACAGTTCTCCAGATTGGGAGAACAGAGCTATAGAAAAGGGCGCTCTTGAGGATAGGATATCATCGCCATCGGTATAAAGGCGGTATATTCTATATATAGAACGAAGATTCTTTTGCTCTTTGAAATTATAACGTTTCGGGAAGAACGGGGCGGAGAGTCGTGTAACGTAGCGGTCGTAAAATTCGGGCCGTGAATTATTGTGAAGGTGTGGTTTGGTTGAAAAACAAGTAGTGCTGTGCTAGTTTACAAAGAAAATTCCTTTTCGTTCCCGTTCTTCCCGTTCGTATATCAACATACGGATATACGAAAATAAACTACAATTCCGAATAAGCGATGGCCTCGAAAGGTTAGATGTCGAGGCTCGTTTCCGGAGTAGCGGTGCAAAGTGAAAGGGCGGTTGAAAGCGGGTTCGGATGACAGCGGAAAGACGCCGGGTCGGTGAGATGCCGACAAATTATGTTCTTTGAAAATTTATTATGGGGACGAGAAGGTTTCGACATCTTCAATAAGCAAGAGAGAGCGTGTCCCGAATGGTGCTACCGGGCCAAGGGTACTAATCTACATTCGCCAACTCTGACGAATACCAGAAAGCCGCTTAGGGGCTTTCCGTGTCTACGATGAGTTCTTCCGTGTAATCGTAGAGACGTCATTTAACGGAAAAACCAATACATAGTCTTTCCCGCGCGCCGCTGTCTGTGTATTGATATCGGGTAGCGGCCGAATGATGGATTGTCGATTATCCATAAAATCGACTACGCACGTAGGGCTTTCTTGTAGACGGTTGATGGACGCGGGTTCGATTCCCGCCGTCTCCACTAGGGTAATATGGTATGGCGGATCATATTAGGACGCAAGCGATAGAGACGGAGAGCCGCCACTCTCAACAGCGCACGGCATTTAAACCGCGAGATTTCGGTCAGTCTTGCCGAACGTAATAGAGAAACGTAACTTAATTCGCAAGCGTCCAGCCCTTTTATTGTTAACGTTACGGGGATGCGATGTGGTGGGACACATCGGTAGCGGTCGGCGAGACATGCGTAAGTAAGTGTCCGATTATTTCTGATTCTTGACGTAGAATAAGGCGAAGTAATCGGTGGGTAGCACGGAAAAGCGCTGGTGTTCCTTGTTGATCTTGATTATTTGACGAAATAATACAAGACGACAGCTGTTAAAACTCGCACTCGGTTCGAATCCGAACATCCCCTCAATTTTTTACAAAACGATAGAACTACGATAGGGGCGCATTATGGTATTACCAACGGAAGATAAACAAAAATTGATAGACTTGGTTTTTTCTATGGTTCTTGATGTATGTGATTCGTATGAAAAAGAGAGAGATTCTAATTTTTTTTTCGGCAAAAGCAATTTAGAAAAGGCTATGTGGGTCGCTAGACAACTTCGAGATTCCGGATTCGATACTCATCCTGTTGGTATGTCTTGGGGAATTCTAAAAGAAAAAGTAATTCTTAATCATTTCGAAAAAAATAGAAAAGTAGTAATAGAAGGATGTGAATTTAGAATAGTTTACAAGAACGATTCCAGTATAACGTTGGAACCTGAATAAAAGGAGAACGAAGTGGAAAAGAAAATCAAGAATCTGTTAACAGCGCCGAATATTGCCGAAATGTGTGAATGTGATCTTAAAACCGTTCATAATTGGGTAACGAACGGTTACATCAAACACTTTCGAACGCCCGGAGGACATCTGCGTTTCATTAGAAACGATGTAATCTCTTTCATGAAAGAAAAAGGCTATCCCGTTCCGGACGATCTTCTCAAAACGAAAGAAACAAAAATCTCCGAAAAGCCAATTAAAAAGAAGAAGAAAATAAAAAAGAATAAATGAGTTGGGAATTGGCTATGGTATCTTGGGATGATTTCATGAATACGCCTTTAAACGATGAAGAACGTAAAATCATAGATGCGGAATGTGGAAAACAAGTCAGCGTCTTGAAAGAGGAACGAAAAATGAAAGAAAAGCTTGATAATTGGTTTACGTATCGCTATCCAAGAGAAGGAGACGCGAAAAGGTACGAAGAAATCAGAAAAGAAGGAAGAAAATTCGCGCAAATTATCGTCGATAACACCCCGTCCAGCGCCGATCAGACGGCAGCTATTCGTAAAATTCGAGAAGCGGTGATGACCGCGAATGCCGCTATCGCTTGCGGCGGAAAGTAAATTTTGTTTTCGGCCTCGTGGTGCAATTTGTTAGCACTCCCGGCTCATAACCGGGCTGTTTGCGGTTCGAGCCCGCACGAGGCCGCTAACAACTTGGCAGTTGTTTATAGCGGGGAGGCCTTCCTCCCCGCAAATTTTCTAGTCTTCGTGTTCTTTGAAAGAAATTTGTCATGTTAGTATTTTTTTTCTTTATTTCTATAGCTGTAGCAATAACCATTTACGATTATGTAATAATAATTATAGATACGCGAACGAAGTTGAAGCTTCCGCCATTATACGGCAGAACTTCTTCTATTCCTCCGAATAAGAATGGTAGGACGAATGCGATGAAATTACGCGAAAATAAATATCGGGGATTGGTAATATGGAAAAAGCACAAAAAAGAGAAAAATTAGAAAAAGCAAAATTAGCAAGAGAAAGATGGGAAGCATCATTCAAAGTTTTAAAAGATATAATTTTAAAGGCACATCTATCTAGAAAAGAGATGATAGATATGTGTAATAGAATTCCAAACTTCCAATCGGAACATTTGGAGTATCTCAAAAACGCGCCAAGTCCTGATTACAAATCTTTTTTTTGTGAAATAATTTCACTATATATTTCGAAAGATTTATAATACACAACAGTTCTTTTTAACGATAAAAAGGCGTAATTATGAATGTATTCAATCCTACTACCGGTGAATGTACTTGCGGTTATATGAATAATAAAATAGGCGGAGATAAATGCGAATCTTGCGGGACGAAGACCTCTATGTTAGAAGCCTTGGGAAGGCCGGTTTTTCAACCAAACTATACGTTGAAAGAACCTGATAGAATTCGTTTATCAAAAGAACACGATGAACGCGTATTGAATTCTCGCGAAGACTCTATTGTAAGTGAATTTACAGAATCTTCAACTGTAACTATGGATGAATTTTTAAGAGCTTTATCCCCAAAAGAACGGCCGGAATTCCGTTCGGTTTACATGCAATTGGCGATGATTTTTTCATTGCGTTCCACTTGTTCCAGGCGCAAAGTCGGAACCGTTATAGTTTCTGAAGATTATCGTCGCGTTTTGTCTGTAGGATACAACGGAAATGCATCCGGTCTTCCCAATTGTTGCGACGAACCGGAAAAATCCGGGGGATGTGGATGTTTACACGCTGAAGAGAATGCCGTAATATCGTGTTCCGAACCTAGGATAACACCAAAGGTAGTTTTCACAACTACGTATCCTTGTAAAATGTGCGCAAAACGTCTTGTTCAACTTGGCGGGGTTACCAAGGTATATTACACGGAAGATTACCACGATTCGGAAGCCGAAAAAGTTTTCGAAGTTGTTGGAATTGAAACAGAAAGAATTATTTTCAAAAGAGAAATTTGTGAAAATACGTTTTAAAATAAAAGATGGAAAATCCGTAACGGTTTGTCCTAACGGTAGGACTTGGAACGACGAAGTTGTTAACGTTGGAGACGATCAATGTGCGAAATGTATATTTTTCGAAAAAGTAAGCAATTATTACAAAATTTTAATTTGTTCGTTTCAATCTGATTCCGATTCTGAAAATGCAATTAAGACATACGAAGACGGTATAGATGATTGTGTAGAAGTAATTAAAGGTATAGGGAATTTCTCTTATGTTGATAAATTGCGCGTAATATGGTTGATATCTAAATTGAAAGCAAATAGGAATAAAAGTTGAAACTCACAAAGGAACAGATGCGAGAGGCCGTTCTGAGAATATACGGTATGTTGTCGGCCGGAGAAGATGAAAGTGATATATTGGACGAAATGGGTTTAACGGCGACCGAATACGAACATTTAAAATCGGCTATGTTTAATGAAAAAGCCGAAGAAGTTCGTTCTAAACCTGTAGAACATGTCTACGTAGAGTATATGATAGACCAACTTAAAAACATTGCTGCTTTAGATGACGTTATAAGCAATTATCGGGAGACCAAACAAGCAACAGCAATCGTTGGCGCGATTAGAGCGCGCAGCGAAATAATGGACAAATTGATAGCAAGAGGACAAGAATTTGGGCTTATCAAAAAAGTCCCGAATAGGAATGAATTGGTCGCCGGTGTGGTAATTGCTAACCTTACAAACAAAGAGTTGAAAAAAGAGATAACTGGAGCATTAGGAGGGTTGAATGAAATGATGCTTAAATACGGCGATTCAAACATAATAGACGTTACTCCAGGAAATATTCATCGTGGAAAAGGCCTTCCGGCGGCAGTTTTAAATGATAAAGATGATATTGTAGTAAAAGAAAAAAAATCCAACAGGCACGATAAAGTTAGAAGGGGTCGACGCGTCGTGAAAAGAAAAAAAGAAATATGAGTACAATAGATTTCGAAAAAAAACTAGCGAAAAATCCAGAAAAAGGTTAAACAAAGTAGAGATAGCTCATTAGACTGAAGTTAATATTTCGCTTCGTCGTGAGTTATAGAGAATAAACGGTTAAGAGCGGTTTTGGTAGTAAAAGGTAACAGTTATGTTTTTCGAAGCCGAAAAGAAGGAATGTGCACACGTTTGGAAAGACGTTTGTATTGCGTTCTCTCGGCGTCTCAACGTCGAGGGTGTTGCTGTTAGATGTGAAAAATGCGGAGTGCTTGGTCTTCAGAGAGCGCGTGCGTCAAGAGTGACTCCAGAAGGTCGTTTGAGATTCGAGATATTCGGAGAACCTACGCTTGTAAAAGGAACCGAAGTATTCCAAGCCGAATATCTCGATGACGGACGACCACACCACATTTGGGACGCGCATCTTTAATCCATTTAACGTTAGAAAGCGATGATATTCCGCTGCGGAGTTTAGAAAATCTACGCAATATAATATCAATAATTTCGCTTATTTATTAAAATAATACAGAAAAAGTTGTAATTAGTGCTTTACTTTGTGCATACAATAAGTTATGCTATAATTATGCAAACGTTTCTTCCGTATCGAGATTTCACAAAAACGGCTAAAGCGTTGGATTACCGGAGATTAGGAAAACAACGCGTTGAAGCTAGGCAAATTTTAGACATAATATCGAATAATAAGATAGGCGCTTGGAGCAATCACCCGGCGGTTAATATGTGGAGAGGATATTCCGAAGCTTTGAGTGAATATAGCGATTGTATAATCAGCGAGTGGATAAAAAGAGGATATAGAAATAATATGGAGATAAACGGTATTATCGCTTTTACGTATCCGCCTTGGTTAGGCGACGAAAATTTCCATTTATCTCATCGATCCAATTTATTGAGAAAAGCTCCTGATTTTTATAGTAAAATTTGGCCGGACGTTCCTAATAATTTGCCTTACGTTTGGCCCGTTACAAAAAAAGTTGTAGTTAGTGCGATTTAGTTCTTTACTTACATGAAATAAAGATTATACTTGTTAATAGGCGGTAAGGAGAACGAAAAGTGGAACTTGATAAATTAAGAGAAAAAATCTCATCAATAGAGGGTCGCAAGAAGGTGCCTAGAACTGACGTAAAATTACGTCTGGTAGGTTCTTCATACGAAGATTCCCCGGCGACTCGGATGTTGGCTACGCAATGCGCGTGTTGCGGCAGGCCGCTTTTGGACGCAATATCCGTAGAGACCGGGATGGGGCCGCAATGTAGAAAACGATATCTTAAAGGCGTTTGCGTAGACGAAGAAACAAGAAAAGCAGCCAACGAGTTGATATACGAAATTGCTATTAAACAAAACAAGGAAATAACAGAACCGCTCGGAAAGCTTAGAAAACTCGGTTACGAACGATTGGTGAAGAGAATCGAAAAGCGGTTCGTGCCGATTCGTATTGAAGAAAAAGACGGTCGGATTCTTGTTAGAACACCGTATAACGCGGATTCCGTTAGGGCTTGGAGGGCTATTCCTGGAAGACGTTGGGACGGCGAAGAAAAAGCCAATACGATACCGAACGGGCAACAACATTCGCTTTGGTCGCTTCTTAAGCGATTCTATCCAGGTACGCTTGCTGTCGGCCCTCTTGGATATTTCGAAATACCAGAGAATTAAGGAGTTTGTTATGAAAAAAACGAGATTGTTGATAGTCGAAGACGATGTTTTTGTTGCGAGAATGTTGAAGCGCGTTCTTTCTCGCTATTGGGGTGAAATAGACGTTGCTTATAGCGCGGTCGACGGAATTAATAAGTTGATAGGACCTAACGTGAAATACGATGTCGTTATCACCGATTGGGATTGCCCGGAGGAAGGTTCCGGTATGGGCGTAATTGCGAAAGCTCAACATCGCGGAATTCCGGTAGTTTTACACACCGCAAATCCTACCGTAAGTAGCAAAGATTTCGAAGTAATCTACAAACCGGCGGATGTAGATGATATCAACGAAGCTCTTAAAAGGGCAATAAGTAAAGGAGAACGAAAATGATATTCAAGAAGAAAAATAAAAATTGGAATACGAAAATGATATTCAAGAAGAAAAATAAAAATTGGAATACGAACATCGGCGAAAATGGGGAAATACAGGTCGTTATCTTCCCTTCGGAAAACGGTTTCATTATCAGATACTCCAAGGAGAAAGGCGTTTGGCAACGCTTTGGAATAATTTTCAAAACCTTGGAATTGGCTAAAGACGCAACGTCTGTCATGGCCGCTAATACGCATGCGTTGTAAAATACAATATCGGCGATAAAGGAGAACAAAATGGGACGCAGACAAAAAATTAAAAAGGCAAGGAAAATAAACGATATTATGGCTTTGGAATCGGCAATTGCGAATGAAGCTTCCAGGAAGCGAAAAATAGAAATTCTTAAAAAGCTTGGCTACGAAATAAGTATCAAAGCAAATTCACAACGCGTGGAAAAGAAAGTAAGCGATGCCACATTCGAAGCCGGGGAGTATCTCAATAAATTCGATAAACAGAGAAATGCCGCCAACCGTAGAAAAAGGGCTCGACAAAGGAGAGCGAAATGAAAACAACAAGAGAATATCGATATTACTCAAAATACACCAATGAAAACGGTGAAGAAAGATTCGAGTTATTTTGGGCTAAAGACTATGTGGAAGCCCAAAAAGAAGCAATTTCAAGAGAGATAAGCGGAATGAAACTTCAATCAACGAATCGATGTGTTTGTATAACGCCGCGCGTTAAAGTATCGCATATTATCTCCAACCCGGTTCTACGGAACTAATGAATCTTCCAAGCGGCAAGGATACCCAACAACAATTCAAATATAAACGATTATAGGCGAGACGATGATAACGAGACCGATGTTGGCTACCGAGATAAAGAACAAGAATCCGAAAGGAGAACCGTACGAACCGGATTTAGAAGCTCTAAATTGGCCGGTGGTATGTACGCCGAAAGTTGACGGAATACGGTGTCTGAATCCGGATGGCAGAATCCTTTCGCGCTCTTTCAAACCAATACCGAACGTACATATTAGAACAACTTTAGAAAGGATTCTTCCTATCGGCGGAGACGGAGAACTTTTCTCTTCCAGCAGTTTCCAGAAAGTAACATCGGACGTTATGTCAAGAAGCGGAGAACCGGATTTTACTTTTTGTATGTTCGATTTCGTTAGGGACGGCAACCTTGAAACTCCATACATCGATCGCTTAAGAAAAATGGTAAGCTGGTACCGAGACGTTTCCGAAGAAACAAAGAAGTACATTAGAATATTGCCGTTTAAGGTAATACGTTCGGCTAAAGAGTTGCGAGAATACGAATCCAAGGTTTTAGACAAAGGATTTGAAGGAGTAATCCTACGCGCTCCTTACGGACCGTACAAATGCGGCAGGTCGACTTGGCGAGAACAATGGATGCTCAAGCTAAAGATTTTTTTCGATTCAGAAGCAAAGGTAATCGATTTGGAAGAACAATCCAGCAACCAAAATGAATTAGAAAAGAACGAATTTGGATTGGCGAAACGCTCTGGAAAGAAATCAGGAAAAATTAAAACCGGTAGGCTTGGAAAATTTATAGCTAAAGACATCCACTCCGGAGTGGAATTCAAATGCGGAAGCGGGCAAGGCCTTACTGTTGAGCTTCGACAGGAAATATGGGATAATAAAACGGAATATGTCGGCAAAATCTTTAAATACAAATACCAACCTCACGGCGTAAAGAACCTTCCCAGAATACCTATATGGTTGGGATTTCGAGACGAACGTGATATGGATTAAAGAAAGGTGTTTTCAACATGAAATTCGAAATAACTGACGATTCTAAATACCGTTTCGAAACGTCTCCTGACAACGGAGAAGAAGGACGTTGTCAACATGTACAGCGTCTGAACGTTCACCCAAGCATTAGAATTGGAGGCGTTTCCGTAGGAAGGTGCGTTAACAAAGCCCTTCCGGGTATGGTTCACTGTTATATCCACACTCCAAGAGAAGCGATGGATTATGTTATCCGTTCGCTTTCGGAAAAAGTGCAGACACTCGAGAACAAAATACGCGAATTAGAAAAACATAAAGAGGTGTGATTTGTTAGAATTTTACGGTTTTTCTTCTAAAAAAGCATTATTGGATTCTCGTAAAAAATCTTGGAACGATGGTGTTACCGGTGTAGTGCCTACGAATCCTGGGAACTATTGGATATTCATAAGAAGTTGGAGGATTACAAAGGTAGAATATTCTAAAGGAATTCTAAGAACGTCGTTTCCAAAGAATAAGCGTGTTGATTCTATAAATCCTGATAGATGGGGAAGAGAATTCACGTGATTGAATAACATCAAATTTAGTCCGCGCGCAAACAACCGTTAAGAGGAGACTAAAATGGAAAAATTTAAAAGAGGCGATACAGTAAAAGTTGTTTCAGTTCCACGAGGACTACCGAAATGGACTTTGGGGAATACCGGAACTGTATACCAAGTTGGAAAATTCGTTTTCCACTCCGGAGAAGTGTTTGCGTATCATATTGAATTCAAAAATGGATTTCGCGGAGTCTACAACGCTAAACATCTTTACAAAGTTCAAGATAAACAAGACGCGACGGAAGTTATTTCCAATGTTTCGGGTGTTTATAAAGATGAAGTGAAAAAAATCTGGGAAGGCGTAAAAGCCAACCAGAAACTTCTTTCGGAATGTAAACGTCCGCATGTTTTCCTTCCAATAGGGGAAGGAAATTTTAGAAACCAACAATGTACTAAATGCAAAGGAATTGTTGAAGGGCGTCTCGCCTTGTATTATAAACAAGGATTGGTAGACGGAAAGCGTAACGCATAAGAAAAATCGTATTCACCCCAATAACGCGCTAACAAGTATTAATAAATAAGCACAAGGAGAATAAATGTCAGAAGAAAAATGTATTACCACCATTATCGATTTCGATGTAGCGCAAATTTTGCGAATATTTGAAGAATGGTCTATAGTCGTAATGGGAAGAAAAGAAGAAATAAAAAAAATAATCGAAAGCGATAAAGAAGCAGACGTTTTGTATTCACAAATACGACATTTGGCAATAGAAATTCAATTCCAAAATAGACAATACAACGATCTTGCTGTAAGGCTTTCCAATCTCGTTACGAGTTTAGAAATATTGTATAGTTTTATGGGCGAAAAATACGGCGAACAATTTAGAAATATCGTTCCTCCGCCTCCGGCTTCTATAACTTTCCATGATTCCAACAAAGATAATCTAAACTAAAACTAGAACAAAATCAATAACAAGTTTAATCTACTAATGTAAACACGGCCCCAGTGTTTAACACAGGGAAACGCTTACGCCATTAGGCGTCGACCGTCAAGGGCCAATCACTAGGAGGTGTAAAATGGCATCAGGTGGAACTAGAATTAAAAATGGAGCTGTTGTCGGGACTGGCGCTTCGCTGAATGTTAGGACCGTTGGATTCCGTCCTAGAAAAGTTGAACTTATCAACAAATCCTCGCACGATAAACTCATTTGGACGGAAAGCATGGCTGACGCCGCTGGACACAAACAAGTCGCCGCAGGGACGTCATCGTTCATTACGTCTTTGGGAATAACCCCGCTTTCGGATGGATTTACAATCGGAGCTGATACCGATTTGAATGTTTCCGGAGAAATCGTCTTTTGGACGGCGCACGAATAATTCAAAGGAGCTACGATGTCATCCAAATCATCGCCAGCGTCTGCTCCGGAATATAACGTACATAGAGAAGACATAGCTACAGCAGACGTTATTGCGAACGTGGTAAAAAAACACGGGTGCAACGCTTACATGTATAGATATGTTCATGTTCAAGTTGTTCCGGAAGGCGGAGCAAATCCGGATGTTGCTGTTTGGTGGTGGAGCGATAAAGTTGATTCTTTTGTACAAGAACACGTTCCGATTGCAAAATCCGGTGTTGGAGCGAATACGCCTTATGAATTCACCATCGAGCCGAGAGGCCGAATATTTTTTGTACAAATCGCAGCCATAGTAGCTGGAAGCGTAAGTGTATTGACGTCCGGGTTCGAAAGACACCAATTTTCCTAAAGGAGATGAAAGGTGCCGTTCCCAAATGAACATTCCGCTAGACAATTGCCGCCGGGAAATTTCATAAAATTTCGTCGCAGTAACTTAAAATTTCCAAAAGGAATTTCCGCAATAATTGGTATAAAAAGCAACGGGAAAACAGCAATTCAATCTTTAAGATTCGACAGGAAAATATGGACCGTTCCAACAGCGCGTGAATGGTTGAAAAGCCATAATTTCAAAACTACAATTGAAGAAGCAACCAAAAAGAATATTGATTGGAGCAATATTATTTAATGGGGACCGTTGTACCTATAACCAAAAATTTGGAAAAAGCCGAAAGAAGCGAATTAACAGCGACGTTTGAACGGTGCAGAACGATAAAGAACGAGTGGATAAAACGACAAGTTCTTTTGAATAATAGAATAGACATATTAGCAACAGAAGTGTTGGGATACCAAGTACAACCTTTTCATCTCGCGATGATGAAATACCAATTCCAACATCCAGATAGTTTGCAATTAGCATTTCGTGGAGCTGGTAAATCAACGGTATGTACGATAACGAAAACTATACATTATCTTTTAAAAAATCCCGATTTGAGAATTCTTATAGTTTCAAAAACATCATCAGCCGCTGAAGCTTTTCTTAAAGAGATAAAAGCACAATTTGAAGACAACGAACTTTTATCTGAAATATTTGGAACTTATTACGATCCAAGAGGCGTAAGAAAATGGTCTGATAGCGAAATAGAAGTTCTTCCAAGAAAACTAAAAGCGAAAGAAGCCAGCGTAACCACAACAGGCGTTCTTTCGCAAGTTGTTGGCAAGCACTACGATATAATAATAAGCGACGATCTCGTTGATGAAGAAAACTCCCGTACGCAACACCAAAGAGACAAAATTCACGTGTGGTATTATCAGACTTTGGACCCTACCTTAGAACCGCCAGACGCTAACGTAGAACACAGAGGAGAACACCATAGATTAGGTACTAGGTACCACTACGATGATTTATACGGCCACCTCATAATAAGTGAACTAAAACACGATCACCACATAATACCTGCGCTGGACGACAAAGGCAGAAGTCCGTGGCCGGAAAAATATCCTGCCGAATGGTTCTTAAAGAAGAAGAAGAAATCCGGAATAATAATTTTCAACGCCCAATATCAATGCGACACAAAAGCGATGGAAGGCGAGATATTCCAGATAGATCATTGTCATCTTATAGAGCCGGATCAAATACCTAATAATTTACAAATATATATGGGAATAGATCTTGCTATATCAGAAAAAGATTCTTCTGATAAATTTGCTATATGTGTTATCGGTATGGACGTTCATAAAAATCGTTATGTTATGGATTTTTATGAGAATCATTTGAGATTTAGCAAACAAACAGAAAAGATAATAGAATTCTATGAGAAATACAAACCAATAAGGTGTTGCATAGAAACTAATGCGTACCAAAAAGCCCAATACCATGCACTTAAAGATGATTACGATCAGGATATGAGATTAAAGCCCGTTAACCAAGATAAAGACAAAATAACTAGAGCATGGAAGTTGGAACCGTTGTTCGAAGACAATAAGGTGTATTTCAAAAAAGGCGGAAATATGCATCTTATGATAGAACAATTAGTTTTATTTCCGAATTTTAGATACAAAGACGTGTTCGATGCTTTTGATTTAGCAGTAAGAGCGAGTAAATTAAAAAAACGACGGGGAAGAAGAAAAGAACCCGGATTGATATAATAATAGGAGATTTCATGTCTATCGAAAATAAAAACAACAACGCCGTCGTACCTATAGAAAAATCAGCTAATGTTTCTCACTCCCAAGTAAATCAAAAAACTATGAATAAAATAAGGGCAAGGATTTTCCCGTTAGATGTAAGCAAAAACGGAGAACCCGGAAAGCCTAAGAATATCCCTCAAGATCCGTTCCATACGCTTGCTGCGGCGGGCGATGTTATAGAACCGCCGTTTGATATGCTTACGCTCGCGATGCTTCCCGAACATAGCGGTGAAATGACGCAATGCATAGATACAATGAAAGTCAACATCGATGGATTCGGACACAGGTTCGTTTCCAGGATAAAGAAAAGATCAGACGGCGAAGAACCGCCAGACGAAATAAAAATTGAAGTCAAAAAAGAACGCGTTAGGCTAATAAATTTCTTCCAATATTGTACAAAAGAGAGTTTTGTTGAATTCAGGAAGAAACTTAGGACTGATAAAGAGACAACTGGAAATGCTTATTTCGAAGTAATTAGAGACGATAACGGCGACATACAATCATTCGTACATTTACCAAGTTACCAAGTTAGGCTAGGAAGATTGGACGAAGATTACTTGCTTGTGGACAGAAAAATATTAGAATTACAATTTGACGATAGCGTAAAGGTCAAAACAATTAAAGAATGGAGAAGATTTCGTAAATTTGTTCAAAGCAAGGTCGTTTACAACAGAAGTTTGTCTACAATAGGCGGATACAAGATGGCTTGGTTCAAAGAATTCGGAGATCCAAGAGATTACGATATGGAAACGGGTTTGCCGGTTCCGCCGGATCATCCCAACGATAGAAAAGCGAATGAGATAGTTCACCTATCAATTTATTCTTCTCGAACGCCGTATGGTCTTCCTAGGTATATTGGAAATTTGCTTTCAATTTTTGGTGACAGAGCGGCGGAAGAGATAAATTACACAACATTCAAAAATAACAACATACCTTCTATGGCGGTTATGGTAAGCAACGGACAACTCACAGAAGGAACGATAGATAGAATAACCGATTTCGTCGAATCACAAATACAGGGAAGCGACAATTATAGCAAATTCCTTGTTTTGGAAGCCGAGGGGTTGGTGGAAGGCGAAGAAAGCGGTTCGAATGTAAAAATAGAAATTAAGCCTCTTACGGAACAGCAACACAAGGATGCTTTGTTCCAAGAGTATAGCACCAAAAATCAAGATAGGATTAGAAGAGTTTGGAGGTTGCCTCCGATATTTGTAGGCAAGACGGATGATTATACAAGAACAACAGCGGAAGCAAGCCGAGTTCTAGCGGATGAACAAGTTTTCGCTCCAGAGCGAACATCTTGGGATGATTTCATGAATAGGATATTGTTTCCGGAAATGGAAATAGTGTATCATTTCTACAAAAGCAATAGCCCTAATACTACTGATAACCAACAGCTCGTTAAAATCCTTGGCGGAGCTGAAAAAACCGGCGGAATGACTCCTGAAATCGCCAGAGAGATACTGGAAGATATACTCGGCAAAGAACTTCCGCCGCTTACGGAAGAGTTCCCATCGAATGTTCCGTTTAGTTTGACGATGGCTGACGCCGTAAAGAATCAAGCGGATGTAACGGAGCCAGGCCAACAAGTAACGGCTCTTAAGATCGTTACGAGCGCTTTGGATTCAATTCAGAAGCGTCTTGAAGGCGAATTCGAATCGCAAATAGAAAAGAATAGAACGCTTTTAGAAACTTCAGAAATCGATATGGATACAACGGTACCAAGTGATGTGTAACGACTGCGGAGACAACATAGATGCGGCTTACGCGGCGTTAATATCCGCCGATGTTCTTGTGGAAAAGATAATAGGGATAAGCGAAGTTGCTAGAATAGCTAAAGCCGAAATACGTTTAAGGCGTTATTTGGAAGCTAAATGGGACGCGCGGAAGGCCGAAGCGATAAGAATATCAGTTTCGATGGCAAAAAAATTGAAGAATCACAAAGAAATATCATCTTCAATTGGAAATATAATGAATAAGTGGTCGAAAGATGTTATTCCTACTTTCAACACAGAGATAGCGCGCGTATATCGTCTTGCTAGAATTGCTGGATACAAAAAAGCTACCGGACAAACTGCGGTGTCGTTGCAATTTAATATCCCTAAGACGGAAGGAAATACGAACGCAGTTCTGAAAGCCAAAAAGCCTAAAGCAAAAGGACTTCCGGTTTTCGATTTAGTAGACGAACAAGCGGTTGATTCTCTTGAAAGCAAAAATACATTTTGGGTTGGAAATCATTACGACGCTAACATCTCGGATTCTATAAAAGAAATTACCAAGATAACCATGATTGAAGCTGGTAAATCGCCTTCGGAATCCGGCAAACTCATGGGGGATAGGATAAAAACGATACTTGGAACGTTTACTACTCCTTTAGGTTACACGGGAACGCAACAGCAATATTTCGAAGGTCTTGTTGCAAACGCTATGACAGTCGGAAGAGTGTATGGACAACTTCGTTCTTTTTCTGAAATAGGAATAACGAAATACACAATAGTCAATCCCGGAGGTGATAGAATATGTCCGGTTTGCGAACAAATACAAGGAACTACGTTCTCTACAAAACAGGGTTTGTCACAGATTGAAAAAGAGTATTCCGCTAAAAATCCTAATGATATAAAAAGAATACACCCGTGGCCAAAGTTAAAAGATATTGATGGAAAAAATTCAACGGAATTATCTTCACAAGGTCTTTCGCTTCCGCCGTATCATTTTAGGTGTAGATGTACTATTGATGTTTCTGTTGATATAGAATCTTACGAAGATTTATCTCCAATGGTGTTCCCGATCCCGCCGAAAGCAGCTTAGTATAATTACATAATAGCAAGAGCAAATATAATATTGGTGTGTAATATAAACATAACATTATGCGTATTACACACCCATTTCCTATTAAATGTTTCCGTAATGTAATATTACTATTGTTGTTACATTTCCGTTTTTTTGAAAGTCATTTTAGTCTTAAATTGTTGAGGTGATTAATTGGTTACTAAAACGACGAAAAAAGAATTGGTTGATGTTAATAAGGATACGATTACATCTAATAATTTATCTTCCGGAAAATTATACCCGGCATCTATCGGAGAAAGTGGAATAAAAGAGTTAACGGAAGAAGACGACGAAGAAGAAGAAAGCG